CTTCCATTTACAATATTTCCATATGTCATCGCTATGTGGGCATGAGTTATTAGGATCATGAAACCCCTTGCAAGTATTGCATTTTTCATAAATGCTTCGTCCAGTGCATCCTACCATAAACTTATAATTGTTATCATAAATCGGTACCACAACACGATTTGTCATTTCTTTATTTGGTGAAGAACATAGGCCAATATCGTATTTTTCTAAAATAGTTGGACTATATTTTCTATTAATAAAATATTGTGCCGGTATATTTAAAGATTTAACAATTTGTGATCTTGTGATTTGAGGCAACTCTGGTTGACTATTATTATTTAAATAACCAACCATGCTTGTAAATTGTTTTTTATCTCTATCAACTCTAGAAATTTTGATATTACTAATATCTTTATTAATTAAATTTAAAGCATATTCTACAGCTTCTTTAAATGAACATGATTCATCTCCATCTTTTTTCCATCCATATTTTTGGTTAGAAATAATACCACGGATAAAACCTAAAATAGATCCTTTAAAAATCTTTTCACAATTATGAGTTCTGCATTTCCAATTACCACGATATGTATCACCCTCTGGATATAAATTTAATGCTGATGCATTATCCCCATCATGAATGGGACAAGCCATCGTTATCATTTTACCGTTATTTTTATAATCTAGGCCAAAATTATCTAGAAGTGATTCGATATTATCACATACCTCATCACAAACTATTTTTAATTTTGCCTGATCATTCAAATGGGATTTCTTGGTTGTCATTGTTTTCATCTACTATAAATCCTTCATCTCCAATTTTATTGTTATTCATTAACTCTAATCTTGTTTTACCTTCGCTAATTTTTGCACACCAGCCCTTCATATGACAATTGATATAATCATTGTCATCTAATCCACCACCATGACGGCTAACTAGTGGCAATAACTTTCTATTACCATTAGTTGGACCATCCTCAGCAATTTCCTCATCTGCTTTTCTCTTAAAAATACTAAAGTTACTACATAACCAAATAATTCTATCAGAACCACTAGCGGTATCTGTGCTTTCTTTAGTGATACCATCTCTGTTTAATTGTACAAAAGCCAGGATTGGAATCTGATACCTAACCGCAAAATTATGTAATGCGGTCATCATGAATCCTAATACTTGATATTCTTTCATATCTTGACTAATTCCAGCACTATCCATAAGTTTAAGATAATCATAAACTATCAGACACTGTTTGGCAGTACCGTCGTCATTTAATCCAACTTCTTTCACCAACCATCTTCTCATTAACGATAACTGTTCTTCAAATGGTTTTCCTGCGATAGTTTTATAAAAAATTGGAGTTGATTTTAATTCTTCTGACGCTGTTAATATCTTATTCCTTTGGTCCGGTGATTCTGCAAATTTACCTGTTTCAATTGAGGAAATCTCTGTCTCTGTTTTCATTGCCAATACTCTGTTAATATGGTCCTTAACATTCATCTCAGTATCCATATTTAAAACAGGAATACCAAGTTTAGCAATATTATGGCCGATATTATCTGCTAAAAGAGTTTTACCAGTTTTGGGTCTTGCTGCTATTACATTAACAGTACCCTTTCTAAAACCACCACCAATAGCCTGATCATAAACTGGAAATCCTGTTGGAATACCAATCTGATCTATAGGATTCTCCACCAAGTCTGTAATATACTGATCAATATCTTTACCAATATGAACAGGATTATTGTCGCTATCATTTAGCAAAGAAGAAAAGTTAAACACAGCATCTTCTGCAATACCCAATATATTTGCTATGGGTTCGCTACCATTAATTTCTAATATCTTATCCTGCGCCTGCTCTAATTGCTTTCGTAACAGTCGTGCAATTTCAAGTTTACGAATTTTTGCAGCAAATTTACGAACATTCTCTAAACTAACAGGAAAATCAATAATAGCCTTTAAGTGTTGGGTTTCTTCTTTCTTGGCTAAAATATGAGAAACACCAACCTCTTGCGCGGCAGAATATATTGATGGGATATCTATCTTTGGTTTCTGTTCATTATCGCACAAAGATTTTAAACACTTAAATATTACAGCATTACTATCAATAGTGAAAGATGATTCTTGGACTATATCAGCAATATCCAAATAAGCATCTTCACCAAATTTACAAATACCAGCTAATACTGCTCTTTCAGCAGCGGGGTCACATAGAATCATTTTTTATCCTGCGGATGATGAGCATTTGTTACACTTATATCTTTCCACCGACTCGACCAATGAGGGGCAAATGGACTCTTTTTTGCCACACACCCTACATTGTATTGTGATGGGGGTGTATGGTCTATTTCTTGGCACCGGTGCTATCTTTGCTAATTTTCTATCAATAGCAGTATCTTCTTTATGCATTCTTGCTTCTGGCATATCATCAAATTTATTTTCTTTAACCGTTTCGACTGATTTTATATTTTTTGTTTTTGTAGACTTAGTTTTCTTTTTGGGCTTAGATGATTCTTCCTGAACATCATCACTCAGACCCTTTTGTAGAATAGCTATTAAAGCTTTGATATCATCATTATCAAGACCCATGTTTCACCTTTGTCTTTTGTACAGAAAGTATAATATCAGATAAATTCTTAATGCCATTGGCTAAATAAGATAGTCTATCAGATCTTTGTTTAGCATACTTCTTTATATTATTCAAGGACGTGGCTTTGTCATTGTGTTTAATAGCTTGGCCAGATTTTTCCACATATCCATATCCTTTATAATTATTAATTTCATCTGCTATGGTTTCTTTAATAGTTTCTTCGGCCCAATTGTAGCGTGCTATTTCTCTATTAATTGTTCTTTGAATATGAAAAGAGAATTGACCTAATCGATAAGCAATTTGAGCACAATCTTCTGGGCTTAATTTTTCAATAACATCTCTATTCATGGTCAGATATTGATTTAATTCATCAGAGGATAGTGCATCGTTCTGATATGGCGATAGACCAATAGAATTCTCATACTCGTCTAGAACATCATCCCAATATTTAATTTCTTCTTTAGATGTTTTATGCATTTTTAATTCTTTCGTTCCATATGTCTTGTTCTTCATCAAAAGCTAATACTATATACTTAATACCATTCAATTCACACCATTCTTGTTTTTCTCTATCTCTTTTTTGAGATTTTAAAAAGTTTAACAGATTAGAGTGATAGAATGGAACAAATTTATAGTGTTGCTCACCATGCACTTCAAAACATAGTTTCTTCAACGGCAAATAAAAATCCAAGAATAGTGTCTCACTCTTTTTGAGAGGAATAGGCACTTCTTCTAAAATTTGTAAAGTTGGAAAATTATTTGTTATTAAAGATCGTGCTGCTAGATGCAAGGCTGATCTATGATCTGTTTTACCATGAGCCATATTCCCTGTCAAGTGCCAATTATGATTGGTACCATCTAGATCTTTAATGTTCATTTAATACCCATTGTTGTTTTAATACTTGCCACTAATTCACTATATGCTTTTTCATTTTCTAGAAGATATTGTCTAACTTTTTCTGTTCCCTGAAATTTGGGCTTGTCAGCAACACCAGTTAAAGTATACCAAGCACCACCCTTATGAATGAGACCAATATCAGAGGCTAAACATATAGCCTCCATATATTTATCCACACCTTGACCATATCTAATATAACTGGTGATATTTCCTCCCGGTGGACCAAGTGCAGAACATATTACTTGCCATTCAATTTCTTGACCGATTTGTGTACTATCGGCACTTAAAAGCCAAGGCTTGAAACTCTTTGCCCGCAATTTAATATCTGTCTGGTATGCGATTGCCTGACCGCTCTTTTCTTTGAATTCAGCACCATATCCTGTAGGATTACCCATCAGATGCGTGATGCCAATAACAATATTTTTATTTACAGGAATAACGTTAGCAACCTTACGACAAAACTTAGCTAGTAATTTAGCACCATCTGCTCTTTGCATCTTATCCATTTCACTAGTAATTTCTGCTTCTGTACATAGTGCGGAATAGGAGTCGATTATTAAAACCGACCCTGGAATTTCATTAATGATTTTTTCAGCAATTTGCAAGTATTCTTCTGCATGAAGTATCTTACCCTGTTGACTACCAATGACATGAAATCTATCTAGATTTAGTCCTGGTATTCCTTCCAAATCACGCTTTTTCAATCGTTCTCTC